CGGCGGATTCGCTCAATAAGCGAAGTAAGTACAATGTACCACTTCCGGGATTTACCCCTCCCGATTAGACGTCAAATCACCTACCTGTGTACCAACACAGCGAACTGTGAAGTATCCAGGCAAAATCTTTTCTAACTTAAGAAGGGATGATCTAACTATTTGATCATCAATACCTTCCTTCCAAGTTGGACCTGGAACCAATTTGTCGTCACCTAATAGCGGTAAGCCATTAGGCCAAGCTTGTGAGCAATACGATATAAATCCCAACCCCAGCACAGGAACAGGGTCCACTAATCGCTTAGTGTCCTTCAACCTCCGGACAGGGTAACGTTCACCATTACTCTGTCCAATCTGAAGAAAGGGGCTAGCTAGCCTCTTTCCAGATTTGCCGGGATCCTTGAATGCAAAAGCATGAGTACTATCTCTCACGGTATTCAATCGTGAGAAGTACCTGATCTTTTGCACCAAAAGGAAATCTAAGAAAACCCCATACTCCTTTCTTGATGGCACATCAAGAACAGAGGTAGGGCTTAATGGAGACAACGCGGTATATGACGCTAACGTTCTCCACCTGGTGGGTGTAATTCCCACTATGGTAGAGAGAGTAGTTCTAAGATGTCTCTTAGAACATTCCGTTAACAATACCTGCACATTCGATAAAACTGTGTTTTCCGAAAATCTAAGTGATCCTAAAGGAAAGGGTGTTAAATCCCTTCCACGCAGGAATAAGCTCTTAGCGAACTCCGCTGAACCACGTTTGAAAATCGATTTCTCTAATGATATGTCTACTCCAAGAGCAGATATAAGCACCAGATAAATTTCGGCTACTTTCCTATCTGCTATAACTAGATCATCACCTAGTATAGCATAACCATTGAACCCTTTCGGGTCTTTGGCAGGATAAGTAAGCTTATAAGACCACCATACAAGAACATGATGCGAGATCGCCATTACTGGCCAGCTCGATAATGCTCCCATAGGTTGTCCCACAGCATACCTTATATGCTTCGGGCCATCTTTAGTTTTAACTAAAAATGTCCTTTTCGTTGTGACACACAGCCATAAGAAACCCTGTAAAGGGCTCAATATGCGCGTCCCGATGAGAACAAGCATTTGGTATAATGCCGGAAGTCGATCAGTAGCGGCGCTCAAGTCTATAGATGATAAGAACAATTTCTGTTCAGACCATTTACGGACTCGTTCACGCTGTATATCTTGATCAAAGGTGCCATCTGTTTCCAGACGCCGGAGGATCCGGTTGCATCTTTGATGCACCACTTTCAGAGCACTTTGCGTTAATATGTCTACTAACGCAACCACCCTCGTCTTACCTGACTTATCACTAAGAAAGGCAAGCCTTGAATGGATAGGTACTCTGTCACTTTCTTTAAAATCATTCCATGATTGAAAGAAAGCGTCCTTAAGCGCCTCGAATGTTTCCCTCTTATTACTGAGAGGTAAACTCCATAAAAGTAAACAAATCTTAATATAGAGCCACTCTTGGCGGATAGCGTATAGATCGTCTAAATACCGGGTGTAGGCAACAGATCCATTCGGACCTGAAGCTCCACTTATATGCCATTTCCATTTGGCATTCCAGTTTTGGTCTACTCTAGACCTAAACGATAAGTTAACTTGGTAAAACGACCGGCTATACCTAGCCAATCGAAATAGACTACCTTTAAAACCACTAGTTATTGTGGTTGTGTCAACAACTGGACGCAGCTTTATTAGCCTGTGACAGTTGAAGATACTGATCCAGTATATCCGAGAGAGATTGGAGGTCAAACTCTTATCGAAGCACTTATACAAGTGCCTCTTGTATACTGAACTAAAGGGAATTGGTTCATGGATACCCATTAAATATCGGTTGAAAAACACCGAATATGTCTTAAAACGCTTTAGGCCTGGGGCACCTTCACAGGTGGTCCACCTATAGCATATTAAAACAGTTTTAATGGAAAGACTTAACTGCGAACTTTCTTGCGAAAGGCCGAAGCTGGTGAATAGACGATTTAGCTTATTGATGATATGTAATAAGATTTTTCGTTCTATTTTCATTGTTTTACAGTGAAAACATCGCTTTCCCTTTGCAAGCAGTGAGGAGCCACGAAGACTAGGCAACACAAATGGATTCACCATTTCCATTGGTGCATCTGTCGAAACAGGCGGGCAGGAAGTCACTCTCTACCGGTAAGGTCGTTTCCGACCT